ATGGACCGTGCAACTGAGGCTGAGCTGAAGGCAACTCCGAAGATTGAGGGTGCTGCTGGTGGCTTCGTAATCGAGAACGGTTTGTGCGCAGGCTATCCCTACGTGCTGACTCACTACATCAACACCACGCTGTCAGGCAGCACTCTCGTACCTACCGCTGGCAAGTGCATAGGTATCGGTTACTTCGAGTGGTTCGCTCTCCAGCAGCACGGTGACGTCCGCTTCGTGATTGACCCAATCACCCAGGCTGACAAGAACGTGACACGACTGATCCTCAACACCGCTTGGTCTATGACCGACCTCTCCATCTACATCAACGGTGGCACTCCTGTCACCGATAGCGAAGGTCACACAACCTATCCTACACAGGCATTCGCTCTCTACAACATCGTAGAGCCCGCATCAAGCAATGAGATTGGTGACTAAACCCTCTCTCCGCTATCGTTCCATACAGTTCCGATAGTAAGCCGTCGGGCGGCTCCACGACAGGTTGCCCGTCCGACGGCTTTTAATTTTAAAGCCATAAGCAATGACAGACTTAGACGTTATACTATATCAGGCACTCACAGCAGACGCTGATCTGATGGAGGCTGTTGGCGGACGTATCCAGTCCACTTGTTTCGAGGTGGGGCCTGATGAGCCGGACAACACTCCGCTGCCCTACATTATCGTCACCGACGACGGATTCCAGAACCAGCAAACCACCAAGGACTACCTTTGGGAGAGCATAGAGGACCGCGTACAGGCGACCATCGAAATAGGTGCCGCCAGTAAAAACGAAGTACAGACATTGCTGAAGGCTTGCCGCCGTGCCGTCGAAAACCAAATTTCACATCTGGCAGAACAGGGATATGCAATCCCTCAGCTGGAAGGATTGCGAAGCGACGGCATAGCATGGGACTGGATGAAACCCTGCTATTATACCCATCTTATATACGAATGCACAATCAACACAGAAGACAATGAGTAAGACAAAGCAAGCCCAACAGGAAGCCGGCAACGATGCGCTGGAACAGCTTAAGCGCGAGCGCACAATAATGCTTCAGGCAGCAACACGCGACGAACTGCTGAACGAAGCATCCAGGCTGCTGGAAGCTGTCGCAGCAGATTGCCCGTCCGCAGGGCCTGTCGGGTACAACTACAATAGCGGACAATATCAGATTATTATCGAACTAAAGAAAAAGGACTATGGCAACACTTAAAGGACAAAACTTTCGCATCTGTATCTATGATACGACTGCCGAGAAATACAAGGTCATTGGAATGGCGACTGGATGCACGGTGAATCTCCAAAACAATGCCGATAGCGGTACGCATAAAGACGTAGTTGGCTCTGCGGACATGCCCGTTACTGTCAGCAAATCGTGGTCGGTATCGTGCGATTCGCTGAACGTGGCAGATACAGCTGCTATGCTCACCGCAATCAAGTCTATGCAATCAATGATGCTGATGTGGGACGAGACCAGCACCACCGACAACCAGACACGCGCTAAGGCTACATTTGCCCGCAAGGGTGAAGCCTACCTCCAGGACGTTACATTCAACTTCAACAATAGAGAGAATGCAACCAAGTCCCTCCAGTTCAGCGGTAGCGGTCCGTTGCAGACTGTTGCTTCCAACGAGGCAACACAGGTCATCCCATTGGGCAGCTTCACGAAGGGCCAGCACGTCCGCCTGTTCCTGAGCAACGACAATACTGCGGCAGCGTCTATGCCAATCGCAGCAGCACGTACACTCAGCTTGCACGTATCTGTTACAGTCGAAGATGCATCGACGAAGGACACAGTCGGAGAATGGCAGATTCAGGAACCTACATCACTGGCATACGACATCACAACCGGCGCATTGATGCGCAGCGGCGAGACAATCACCTCTCAGGTTACTGGCGTGGATATGGCAGCTGTCGAGGCTATCTACGAGGCAGGCACACCTGTTAAGTGGAAGATTGCTAACGTAAGCGGTGACAACAACCGCACGGCATCCTCTGCCATTGTAAGCGGCAGCGTAGTGCTCACCCAGCTTACGTTGAATGGCCCGAACAGGCAGAACGCCGACTACCAGGCAACCATGAACGGTTACGGCGACTACGAGGTAGCAGCATAAACTCTATACCACCGTCCGCATACATATAATATATATATACGGACGGTGTTTTCTTGTATAATATTATAATCGGAACTTATGAAAGCAGAGAAAACAATCAAGATATGCGGCAAGGAAGTGCGGATGCGCTATTGCCTTAGAACTGAGATATTATTCGAGCGTCTTGCAAACAAGGAGATGAGCGTATTCCTTCCCACGCCAACCTTGGATAAGGACAAGGAGGGCAACATCATCTACGATAAGCCAAAGGCAACGTCAGAGGACTTCCTGATGCTTACCTTTGCATGTATTCTCGCTGCTTACCAGCGCGAGGACAAAGAGCCCCCAGTATCTGCAAGTGACGTCCTGGATGATTCATCGCCGGACGAAGTTGCAGCCCTGACTGGATCAACCAACGAACTGCGAATGAAGTGGTACGAACTGCCTGGTGTAATCAAGCCTGAGACGGAGGAGAAAGCGGAGGACGGCAAAAAAAACGCCTGACCGCCCATGATGTGTTCCAGCTCATTGTGGGCGAGATAGGACGGGACAGGCACGAATGCCTCTATCTGATGTCGTATTGCGATATTGTTCTTATTATCAGAGGCTACCGCCGCCGCAATATCCTACACTACCAGCTTCAGCGCATGAATATATGGGCATCCATGTTCTGCATGGGAAATCCCGAGCACAAGCTGCCGCACGACGTAGTGCATCTGTACTTCGACGACTACAAAGGGCAGGATGACCCACCGCTAACCGAGGAGGAGCGTGCAGAGCTGAATGCCGATATGGAAAGACTGAAGAATATACCTTGGTAAAAAATCCAGACCGTCACGTGACAATCTCGAAATCGTCGTGACGATGGTAACCCCACGGATACATTTCGTGGGGTTTTTGTATGGTAGAAGTAGAAGTAAATCAGCAAGCGGTAGACCGGCAGTTAAAGGCACTGAGTGCCCTGATGGTGGATAACCCTGAAGCGCGGAAACGCATCCGTAGCCAGATACGCGAACAAATAAAGATTGTCCGTAAGAACCTCAGCAATGATGTAAGGCAGACCATGAAGGAAGATCCGCGTAAGGCATACAGGGCTGTTAAGTCAACAATATACCGCCGCATACTTGGTGCCAACGTCAGCATTCTGAATCCAAAGAGAGCAGGTGCCAGGTATCAGCTCATCAGGAACAGAAAGCTGGACTTGAATCCACATCAGCGAGGTGGCAACCGAAGGGAAAGAAGCGAACGCACAAATGCCGTTGATTCATACTTCGGGAAAGACCGTGCTTTTATTCTCCGATTTGTCAATAGCGGAACACAAACGAGAGATACACGCTTCGGCAATCGTGGAAGCATCGCCGGACGCAACTTTTTCGGAAGTATGGCTGCATGGCAAATGGATGCGGCAGCAGAAAAGCTCGGAAAGATAATCGAGGAAGAACTTGCCGCTGCATACGCAAATGAAATCAAATAGAAAAGATATATGGCAAATAGTCTGGTAAAACTAACGCTCGAAAGCAATCAGTACGAACAGGGATTGCGGAAGGCAAAGAAAGGATTCGAGGATTTCACCCGTAGCCTGGGTGTGAACATGAAAACCCTTTCAACTTATGCTATTGCAGCAGGCGCAGTTACAACTGCCATGAAGGTAATGAAGGATGCCTTCTTCAACAATGAGGAGCAGCTGGATGCGTGGGGCAGAACTGTGAAAAGTAGCGAGAGCCTTTATAAAGGATTCCTCAATACGCTAAATACAGGTGACATTAGCGGTTATCTTAACAACATCAGTGAAATAACCAAGGCGGCGCGTGAGGCTTACGATGCGCTGGATGAGCTTGCAACCTTCAAGGCATTTAACCGCGTGAACATAGCAAAGGCCAGGGCTGGGTATTCCGAGGCTGTAGCAGATTATCGTGAAGGAAAAGGCAGTAAAGATTCCGTACAGCAAGCATCGGCAAATCTTATTAAGGAGATGCAACAGACGCAAAAGCTCCAGAACACTGCCTATGAGAAAGCCATTGCTGATTTGGCAAGACAACGGAATGTATCTCCAGAAGATTTGCGCAAAGTAATGACTGGCAACTACGGCTCGTTCAAGGAACTGAAAGAGCTAAATTATTCAGCTTTTAGGGATGTTCCTCACGTTGGTTTTGGTGGAAGAACATATTACACACAAGAAGCAATCCCTGCCAACGAGCGTGAGCGTCTGGCACAAGCCATTAAGCACATTAACGATACGGAACTGGATGCGCTTCAGGCATTAGGCGAAGCTGCACAGATGACATCCGTGGAAATCAATAACCAACGCCGTGCAGTTGCAAGGATTCTGAATGGAAGAAGTGGAGGTGCTGGTGGT